CCGCGAACCTGAGTCAAAAAGCAGTCAAGTATACCGGTACTCCTACTGGTACTCTTGAGATCGCAACCCGTGATATCGTTAAGATCAAGAATACTCTTGCTTCCGGTATTAATGGTAGTGATGCAAAGCGTAAAGAAGTCGGTTGTATCCTGATGTGTCAGGAAGTTTTTGAAACTGCAGTTATTATACCAAGTGCTGGTGACGATTTCGGTAAAGACCGTGTGCTTAACGGAATTAGCTCTGACACCTTGTTTGGAACAAAGGTTATACGAACAATTAAGAGCGACATGCTTCCTATAGGTCATATTTGGGCTTTTACAACGCCAGATTTCTTGGGCCACAACTTCAGCCTCGGTGATCCTAATTTCGAGATCAAGTCGAATTTCGGTCTTATCGAGTGGCAGACAAAAGAATCTATCGCAATGGGTATTGGTAACGCACTTTCAGTTGCATTGCTTACCCTCGATGGTTCGGTTGCTCCCGGTACAGCAACTGGTCTTGAAATTGTAACTGATGGTTCGCTTAGTTCTAATGCTAATATCGCTGCATATTACAAAGCACTGACCGTCTAAAAGATAGTGATACTAAGTATTAATCAGGCTGACTGAAAAAAAATCAGTCAGCCTTTTTATTATAAGGATACGTTATGGCTTTAAGCGAAACAGATTATACTACAGCACTGAGAAACTTTTTGAAGGACTTCGGCCCTTTAAATAGGTTGATAGAGTTCAGTGAGGAAAGTACTAACGATCTTTTAAATTTGTATTTAAATATGGGTCTAGGGTTCCTGAACTCCATTCCCCCGTATATAGGGCCATTTACTTATGAAAACTTCCCAATTCCAAACTTGATAATTCATCAGGGCGCTATTGAGGCCCTTATTTCAAATTCGATAGTTCAAGGTAGAAATGACTTGACATATAATAATGGTGGGGTCACCGTAAAAATTTCAGATGGTAACAGGTACTTGCAAGTTTTAAATTTATTGTATAGATGTACAGATTTAGAAATCAATAGTTTAAAAGGGATTAAAATTGCAATTAATATTCAAGGTGGGTGGGGTGGCTCTTCCAGTCCCTATAGCTACCTTCACTCACGATCAGCAATCCTTAATCCAAATAGTATACTAAGTGGTTGATTTAAATATAATTGTTGTAGACCACGTTCATGAAACTAAAATAGTAAGAGGTTTATTGTGTACTAATTGTAACAAAATGATAGGTTGTTTTAAAGAAAACATAGATATATTAAAAAATGCAAAAGAATATCTTATACGACACGCACAATAAATTTAGGAGTTAATTATTATGAATAAATTTGCCAAAAAAACATCTTTTGATGAGAGCGTTCCATCAACTAAAACCGGTATGGAAGCTGATGATTCTCAGGGTAAGCCTCAGCCGAAAAAGAATGCAGTAACAGATCCTTCATCCGATCAATACGTCGCCGTGCCCAATAATCAGGGTCAAGAACAGCAACAAGACCCTAATGCTCAACAGCCATCATCCATATCACCAGAAGCAGTCCAGGCCGCCCAGGCCTTCATAGGTCCTGAGATAATGCAAGCTGCAATGCAAGGTGACCCTAATGCCCAGGATATCGTTGCTAAGGCCGCAGCTCATTTTGGATCTACTTTTATGAATGCCGCCCAGGGAGCTTCTGCACAGCAACCGCCTGTAGACGCTTCAGGAGCACCTCAACCCGGTATGTCTGGTCAGGCTGCTCCAGTAGGTATTACTTCGCCTGAAGAAGACCTTGCAGCAGAACTGGTTCCAAACGTGCCCAATCCGCAACAGGCGGTCCCAGGAAGTCAACAGGTTGCTCAACCAGGTCAGGAAGCTCAGCCAGGCCAAGCCGCAGGTATTCAGCCTAATACCGAAGGTGAGTCTCCAGCAGATCAAGCTAAAGAACAACCCGTAGATCCTAATGCTCAACAACAGCCTCCCACTCAGACGCAAGGACAAGATCAAGGTACTAATCAAATGGTTGATGTGGCTACTGTAGTTAAACTTATTAATTTAATTAAAAGTGGAAAAATTTAATATAATAAATCATATACTTTTTCCTATTACTTATAAATGTAATCTTAACTGCAGATTTTGTGCAGTTAAAGGTTCTTCTGGAGATATAGATATTCCAAAGTCTCTAGAAGCTTTAAGGACTAAGATTGGTGAAGTAGAATGGGTTTATATAACAGGTGGAGAGCCTTTTTTAATAAAAGATCTTTCATCTGTGTGTGACCAAATAAAAGCAATGGGTTTTAGGGTTGGGGTAACCACAAATGGTACCTATTTCAGGCCCGATATAGCAGAACATGTAGACAGAATCGGGATAAGTTTGGACGGAGATAAGGAATATCATGATGCTTATCGTGGACCAGGTGTTTTTGATAGTGCTATAAAGCTTTTTAATGCAATAAAAAATAAATGCGAAACAGTTATTATGTCAACAGCTTTTAAAGAGAATTATGAATCTTTGAAAAAATTGAAATCAGTGATTGAGAACATGAACCCAACATACTGGCAGATTCAGAGAGACATTTTTAATCCTGAATTAAAAATATGTATTTAAGAAAGAGATTGTTATGAAAAAAATAATTATTACAGAATACAAAGATATTAATTTAGTATTACATCATGGAAGTTTTTATACTATAACATCTAATGATAATGAGGTTTTAAGTGGTGCAGTAAATCCTGAGTGGGAAACAAATTGGCCTAAAGTATTAAATATAACTGGTACCACCGCTACTATGTCATTTGAAGAAAGTGTTAATGATGGACTTGATTATGGGCATTTTGTAGTAGTACCACATGGAGATCCGGCACCATCTGATGTTCAAATAATACAAGGAAAAAATTCTAGTGGTAATATAGTTTCTACCGGCTTACATGGATTAACAATATCAATAATTGGTAATGGATTCCTTGGTGTTGAATTTACTGCTAATTGTTTTAATCTTACTCCCAATACTGATTATGATGTTTATTTTGTAATAATCGGCCAACCTGGTGCTGATAATACTTATTCATCAGTACAAATGATAAATTTTCAAACAAATAATTCGACTACAGGGGCTCCAGCGACAACAACAACTATAGAACCAACAACTACTACTACCACAACAACTACAGAGGCTCCTACAACTACAACAACGACTACTGAAGCTCCTACAACTACAACAAGTAGTCCGACAACGACATCAGCTCCAGGTCCTCGTCATAGAATAGGTACGGTAAAATCAGTCTATAATAATACAAACAATTTACCTGAATAATATATAATTATTTATAAAAATATGATTTTTATAAGAAACTGAAGATGAAACGTAAACAATACAATTAATCTTTATAACTGGAGTTTGCTGTGATATTCTTTTATATTCTTATATCATGGCCCTTATCGCAGTGATATGTTTTACCGGAATTATCGTGTTGGCAGAACAATAAAATGGATTTGTGAGAGGTAAAAGATGAGAAAATTATTAACAGTATTTTTATTGCTATGTCTATCCTGTCCGTTTATAGTCTATGCTTTTCATGATACCATAATAACAGATGGCCCTTGGAGTAATCCTCTAATATTTAGTAGTGGCAAAATTCCAAGGCAAAACGATACTGTTTACTGTCTGGATGTCTGGAATGACACACTTGATATTGATGATACGATTGCGGGGTATATCTCATTTGCGTCCTGCACTGGAAACCATATAAGAACAGGGCATAAACTCACTATTCTTCAGGGGCCATATGCGGACACAGGAATAGGTTACAGAGATTTTGGAGTAGCATTGTTTATCAGATGTGGCCATCAAGTAATATCTTTTCCTGGTGGTAACACAGGTTGGCCCACATCTAAGCAGTATGGTGGAGGTGATAATCCTTATGGAGTTATCTATGTGCCATCGTGCTCTCTTGTTATTTCTGGAAACAGAGATACATTGAATATAGGTTATACTTACTGGTTAATGAAATATGGTCATATTTCATTTCCTCGATGTACGACAACGATTACTGGTTTTTGTCGATGGTGGGAACCAATATTCGATTCTGGCTACACTGATTGGGAGAATGGTGGTTTTGTAAGTTATAAATCTACTAATGCCTATTGGATAAATGGTTGGAAATGGCACACTTTTGGAAAAGAAAATTCTTGTTGTGGAGCGGGTTATCATATAAGTACTACCGATTCTGGGCCAATTTACGATACACTAGATAAAGCTTTAAATTCTTCAAATAATATTGAAGCTTATGATGAGGCTAGTACTAATCCCGGAAGTCTTATGACTTTTATGGGAAATATTAACTGTTTCCAATTACAAAATTACCTTAATTCTCATGTCCAAAGTGGTTCGGAATTTGAATGCGATAGCGTGACTGCTGATGATATTTGGGCTGGATGCAATTATTCCGCTGGACATCAGAATTATGGTCATGCCGTGTATACTTTTGGTAGATATGTTATGCTTGATAATAGCATTCCGGATACCCTAAATTTTGGGACTGCAACCCTTAATGCTTCGATAAATTTTGTTAATACAATATCATTTAATTCTGCCTGCGTTCCAATTCCATGCACTGCTAAGTGGAATATTCTCGAAACTTATGATATAAGCAAAACTTACGGAAAACCTTATTTCTATGATCTCAATATAAATGTTCCCGCAGGTGGAATAGCCCATTTAACTGGGTCTGTAACAATACCCGATTCTCTTATACTAACAAAAGGTACATGGATAAATGATTCTGTAATAAATACTAATCATTTAAGAATCGTCACAACAGATTCAATTTTCATCAATGACACGATTTATTGCCAGGATAGCTCCGGGGCCAGTAATAAAATTAAGTTTGGAACATTAGGAGCAATAGTTCTTCCAGTAATTTATACCCAAGCGTGGACACCTGTAGGCAGTTCTACAAATGCCAATGATGGAAATAATTATACTCCTGCAGCCCCTCTTTGGTCAGGTGATACCATTATTATTGACAATTCATCGGCCAATCAGTGGAAACCCACTGCAGATATTCCTGTAAAAAAGATATTGATTAGAAGTACTTATACATCAAGTATTAATCTTAATGGTTTTACAACACCTTCTATAATAAACTATAAACCTGGATTACATATATATGGCACAGGTGTTATAAATATGTTGTATTTTGGTACTCCTGGAACGAGTATGTATTTTCAATCAGAAAATACAGTTACATTAATTAGTTTATTAGGATCAAATTGGAGTGGTATTCCAGGTCATATTGATAGTGTTTTAACAATTACCGCAAACGACCCTGTAACTATAAATATTTCTGCAGGTATTAGAAATGTGCATGATATGTATTTTAAAGATATTCATATATCTGGAGAAATAATTAACGCTGATTCTACTTGTATAGATGGTGGAAATAATATAAATATAATATTTCCATCTCATCCTAATCCATATACATCA